TGTAGGTCTTGTAATGACAGGCGCAATTGCTCCAGTTTAATTGACTTTAAAGACTAAACTTTTTATTTTAAAACCTCATTGTAGTAGAGATACTCTTTGGGGTTTTTTAGTATAAGTAGAAAGAAATAGCAAGTTAATTAGAGTATAGTCCTATATTTATATAATAAAGAAGTATATAGATAGGAGAGACATATATGGCTTCATTTCTTGAGACAACGCAGCCAACAGCATTTGGTGTGTTTGATAAAGACTTGCATTTTCAAGAAGACGCAGTGGGTATTGTATTATACGTAAAACGTCGTCTTGGTGATGACATTATGTCTGTAGAATTAACAAATAGACAAATATGGACAAACTTTGAAGAAGCATGCTTAGAGTTTTCTAAAAACATCAACGCACACCAAGCTGAATCATACATGTCAAACTTGTTAGGTTTGCAAATAGGACCAAGCGAAACATTTAAAAAAAATGACTTTGATCATTACTACTTCGGCGACGATGCTTTAAAAAACGAAAGTCCTTTACTCATACAAGACACGTTTGATCCTCGCTTTAAAATAAACAACAAACAAGGCCAATATAAAACAGACGAAAACGGTAATGTTATAACTCCAAGAGAAATTGTTGAATTATTGGATGGCGAAGTAAGAGTTGCTGCTTCTCCTATTGTTTTGGCCAGAATTGGTCCACATGGAAAAGAACAACAGTTTCCAAGAGAAACATTAGAATATTTAACACGTCGTGCAGAGCCATATGCATCAGAAGCAGGTGTAGGTGGTTCTACAGATTTTGTTAGGTCATTTATAAAACTTGAAGGCGGGAAGCAAGATTACGATATATATTCAGATCTTGTAGTTCCTGGGCCAAATGGTGAAGAGCTTAAGCTTGAAGAGTTTGATGGTAGTGATGGACACTTAAGTGCTTTTAATCCAAAGTTTGCAAGTAGCTTGCCTGCAAATATATTACCATCAAAAATTAAAATCCAAGAAGTATTTCACTTTTCCCCGCAGGCTGCTTACAGGTTTTTTGATACAACATCAGCAGTCAACTACTTAAACAACCAGTTTTCATTTGAATCTTTTACACCCGAAACAGTTTTTTATGTTTTACCTGTTTTTGAAGACTTGCTTCGTGCAGGACAGTTAGATATATCAAATAGAGTAAGAAGAAGTAATTATTCGTATAGATTGCAAGGAAAAAATCTAAGAATATTTCCATCTCCATCAAAAGGAAATCCAATGAATCTTTTTGTTAAGTTTTCTTTTCCTCCAGATCCTTATAAAACGACATTACCTTACGACGACAGCTCTATTACTGGCGTTTCAAACATATCTAATGTACCTTTTTCTAACATCAAGTACGAGAGCATTAATTCTATGTGTAGAACGTGGATTAAGCAATATACTTTGGCATTGTGCAGAGAAACATTAGGTTTAGTAAGATCAAAGTTTTCTTCTGTGCCTATTCCAGGTAGTGATTTAAGCATGAACGGGAGCGAACTTTTAAGTCAAGGTCGAGAAGACAAAGTGAACTTAATTACTTCTTTAGGCGAGACATTAGATAAGCTAACTTATCAAAAACTTTTAGAGAGTGATGCAGCCCAGTCTGAAACAATGACACAGATTCTTAAAAGAATACCTATTCCTAACGGAAGAGCAATTATTATAGGATAAAGATTATGGCACGTTTATTTGTAGGGCAGCGAGAAGTAGACTTCTTTTCAGACTTGACAAAAGAGTTGATTAAAGACGTAGCAGGTCAAAAAGTATACTACTATACAATAAGAGAAGACTTGTCTAATATACATGAAGTGTACGAAGAGTCACCTCATAAGATATTTAATCCACCAGTTGAAATTGAATGCATGATTGAATGGCAACCTTCAGAAGTTAAAACAACAAACTTTGGCTCTGAACATATTAAGACAATTACTTTGTATTTGCATTATAGAGACTTGCTTGATAGAGGTATTACGTTTAACGAAGGTGACTATTTTTCTTATGGCACATACTTTTTTGAAGCAACTTCTGTTAAATACGACAAGCTTGCTTACGGACAGATAGATAGAGTTGTTTCTTTACAGGTAAATGGTAAACAAACTCGAATGGAGCAGATTGCATTTAAACCTCATGGTCCTTTAGGAGAAGAATATACAGACAAAGATGCAATACAAACAACATTTGAGCAGCAGCGAGGATTTAATGAAAGCGACAAGCGTCAATTAAGAAGTGACGGTGTCATTGATGATCCAATTACAGGTCCTAAAAAAGTTGCACCTGATGGTACAACAAAGAGCGTAAACGGAGTAGGTTCTTCGTTTTATGGAGATGATTAATGGCAACAAAGTATGACATAGATAACGCTAAAAGATATGCACCTACTGGTTACGAAGGGACAAACGAGCCTGACTATGTCATTCCCTCTTGCGGCCTTGAAGACTTAGACAAGTCTGTTTTTAATCTTTTTGACAAACAAATTCCTCTTTTTCATGAAATGCATGGCTCTGTAGAGAAGGTACCTGTTGTCTTTGCAACTGGTGAAAGGTTTGCTATATTAAGACGCAAAAAGCCACTTATAGATAAAAACGGTACACTTATTTTACCACTTATATCTATATCAAGAGGCGCAGTTGATGCAGTGCCACAAAAAGGTATTGCAAATAATCAAATGTTTCCTCATGTTGTAACTAAAAGAATTTCCAAAAAAGATTTAGAATATAGACAGCAACAAAATGTTGAAGGCTTGCGTAATGTTAAAGGTGAAGACCTTAATTTAGAGGATGGTGACTTTTCGCTTAAACCTAAAACAGTAAATAATATTATTGAAACAATAGAAATACCCCCTATTAAGTATTTTTCTGCAAGTTATGAGATTACAATCTGGTCGTCTTTTACACAGCAAATGAACAAATTCTTGGAAAGTATTTTAAATGCTTACACACTTAATCCTGGGCAACAATTTAGATTAGAAAGTGATAAAGGTTATACTTTTTCTGCTTTTATGGAAAGTTCTTTTTCTCAAGATACAAGCTATGCAGATTTTACAGATGCTGAAAGGTATATTAAATATAGTATGTCTTTAAATGCAACAGGTTATTTGATTGCACCAAACATATTAGGAGGAAAGACTGCTTTAAGATCTTTCTTGAGCGCACCTCAAATATCTTTCGATGTCTTAGATGAATATGAAAATATAGATCCACAACTTTCTGGTGCACCTGTTGATTCAAATCCTGACGCTCATATTTTTGATGATCTTGCAACTGAAGACTCTTTTGCACCTGCACAAGGTGTAGGCGTGAGAGGCGGACCAAATGCTGCTGCGCTTCGAGATGTTGATGCATCTGCAGGAGTTGCAGTAGGACTTAATTTAGAAAAGTACACAAGCGAATCAGTTGGTGCAAGAGGCTCTGATTGGAAAAAGACAAGAAAAACTTTTGTAAGAAATACCGAAGGCAAACTTATTCCTGTCATGGCAAAAGCATCAAAAGGCAAAGGTGAGACAGTTTATGATGCTCGTCTGGCTGAAGTTTTGTTTAATATTTCAAACGACAAAGAATAATTAAGAAGTATTATAATAATTAAACATAGAACAAGAAATATTAGTAGGAGAATATAATCATGGCAGAACAGACATTTAAGTCTCCAGGATTTTTCGAAAGAGAGATTGAGTTAGTTAGTCGTCCTCTTACACGAAATACAGCTACACCAGTGGGTGTAATTGGTCCTGCCCAAAAAGGACAAGCTTTCGTACCGAAAACAGTAACAAGCGTAGATGAATTTATCAGAGAATTCGGCATGCCCGACCAAGATACTTCAGCATCTCATGCTGTTGCTGAGTTTTTTGCAAATCGAGGTAAAGCAGCAACTTTCTGCCGTATTTTAGGTACTGGTAAAGGTTACGGCTCAGATCTTAAATTTGCAGGATTCAAACTAGATGGTGCAGACTTAGGGCAAAATCAAGCAAAAGGAGCAGTACAGTTTATTGTTGCAGAACACAAAGTTGATGACGCAGAACATGTTACATATGGTATTTTTAACGATAATGACTCAATCACAACAAACGCTGACGAAGACCCAAGTAATGGCTTAGTCGCTAACGACGACATAATACAGCTAGTTCGTGCAATGATTTTTATGCATAAGGATTATACGTTAAGAATCGTTTCAGGCGGTGGAACAGATCAATCTCAAGTGTCAGATGATGCTGATAAAACTTTTACTCTTTATATTCACGATGCAGTCAATAATTTGCTTGTAAAACAATATACAGTTTCTTTAGACCCAGCGTCTTCGCAATATATTTCAAAAGTTTTAAACACAGATTCTTTCAGTTTTACAAGCACAGGACACTTTCTTTATGCAGACTTTCCTGTAGAAGATCTTCTTGCATCAACTCGAGCACAAAGTGTTGCTGTAGTTAGAGGTAAAGATGACGGTAATTATTTGGATATGTATGGAGACTTTGTTTCTCGATTTGAAGCACCACGTACAACCTCGTTTATATCACAACCTTTTGGTGATAAAGAATATGACTTGTTTCACTTTGAATCTTTAGACGATGGAACATATGCAAGTGATGATTACAAGATTTCTATTGCAGATCTTCGTGCATCAACAGAGAAAAATTATAGATTTGGAACATTTACTGTTCAACTTCGTAAAATTGATGATACAGATGATGCGCCTATTATTTTAGAATCTTATGCAAGATGTTCTTTAGATCCAGATTCTCCAAATTATATCGCAAGACGAATTGGAGATCAAAAAGTTTATTTAAATCTTGATACAAATGACGAAGATGAAAAGCGTCTGCTAAGAGAAGGTACTTTCCCGAGCCAGTCAACACGTATTCGAGTCGTAATGAATAAGTCAGTGACTCGCAACGAAATCCCAGAAGATTCTCTTCCTTTTGGTTATCGTGGTATTCCTACTTTAAGAACAACACCTAACGGTAAAGACGGAGGAGAAAATCAAGTTTCTTTGCTTTCTGGTCGTGATGTTGTTTCCGGTGGTGCATCTGATGATTTAGGTTGTGCTGTATTGCCTCCTTTGCCTTTTAGATCAAAAGTAACAAGAGGCAGTATGCAAAAAGACGGTACTTACTTTCAAACTTATTTTGGACAATCTTTAGAAGAGTCTAATGGCGTTGTACAAAAAGTAACTCAAGAAAATGTTAAGTCTTATTTCTACTGGGGATTACATACACAAAAAGTAACAAATATTAACGAGCCTAATAGAGGTGGTTTAACTGATTTTAATCCGCTTATTATTAATTTAACAAAGTTCTTGACAAAGTCAGATGCACTTAAATTTAGTTCTGAAGAAGCAGACAGCTTTAACAATAACAAGTTTTCTTTATCGAAAGTTGCATTCCCTTATGCTTCGATTACTGATATACCTAACGTATTGTCAGATGCCTTTTTAGAGGCAGCGTACATTCGAAATGCTGATGTTGGTTCAAATGCATACGATTCTGTTGCACACACAATTAATATGGCAGCTGATAATATACAAGATGCATTTACAAATGAATTGCAAGGTCAAAGTCAGGCAATTCGTGCAACAATGGCTAAACTTTTAGCAGAAGATCCTGTTAAATTTAATAAGTACAGCTTGATGGCTAAGTTTACTGCTCCTTTTTATGGTGGTTTTGACGGTGTAAACATTTTAGATAGAGATGACTTCTTCTTTACAGACAAATCATCGTCTATTGATGTAGATGGTCATGCTGGCGCTAATGGATATTTAAGTGGTCTATCAGGAACAAGTGACATTAATGAGTCATTAGGTTTACCAATTCAAGGAACAAAGCTAAATAACAATGCAGTGTTATCTTATAGAGAAGCTATTCGTGTTATGACTGATGAAATGATTGTAGATCATAATGTCTTGGTTGTTCCTGGTATTAGAGATTCATTAATTACAGACTTTGCTGCACGAAGAGTTAAAGATTTTGGCAAGGCAATATTCTTGATGGATATACCTCACTACGATGCAGCAGGAAATAGAATTTTTGTTTCTTCACGTGGCGTAGCAAGTGGTATTGCTGATGTTGATATGACTAGTCAGCAATTTGATATTCGTGAACTTGATTCATCATATGTCGCAACATATTTTCCAGACGTTATGTTAAGAGATTCAGGAGATGTTGTAAGTGATGGCGCAACTCAAAATCAAAGAGTTGTAAGAACGCCTTCTTCAGTTGTAGCCCTTGGCGCACTTGCTCGAACAGACAATTTAGCAGGATCAGCACCCTGGTTTGCACCTGCAGGATTTTCTCGAGGTGCCCTTGGTAGAGTATCAAGTATTGATGTAAGATTAAACGCAGGTGATCGTGATACTCTTTACGAGGCAAGAATTAATCCGATTGCAAATTTCCCAAATAATCAGTTTGTTATCTTTGGTCAGAAGACAACACAAATTGCAAGAACAGCTTTGGACCGTGTAAACGTAAGAAGATTAATGATCAATATCAAGAGAAGAATTCAAAGAGTTGCACAAGGTCTTTTGTTTGAGCAAAATGATGCAGCAACAAGAAATAGATTTATTTCCCAGGCTTCTTCAATTCTTGCAGATGTTCGAGTAAGACAAGGTATTGAAGACTTTAGAGTTGTTATGGATGATACAAATAACTCTCAAGAAGACGTTGACAATAACAGACTGAATGGCCGAATTATTGTTGTTCCGACCAGAGCTGTTGAGTTTATTGCAATGGACTTTATTATTACAAATAGCGGCGTAGAATTCCCATAAGAAGTATAGTTATAATTAAATGAAATCAATAGGAGAAATATAATATGGCTGGACAAGGCTCAGCGAGAGTAACATTACGTGAAATCGACTTATCACAAGTTAGAAATCCGCAGCAACAACCTCAAGGCGTTCCAGCTGCTGTTGTCGGCCCCGCGAGTAAAGGTCCAGCCTTTGTGCCTCGCACTTTTGCCAACATGCAGCAGTTCGAAGAAGTCTTTGGTTCTATGCGCGAAAGAGGATATCAAGGAAACGCCAACCTCTTCGGACCAATGGCTCTTAACGAATGGATGCGATCAGCAAGTGCTGGTACATATCTCCGCGTTTTAGGCGTTGGTGACGGTCTTAAATCAAGTGGCGGTAAAACAACAGATGCAGGCTTCGTAGTTGGTGCAAAACAAGTTCAAGAACAAAGTAATGACTTGGGCAAAGTAGGTGATAACCCACACGCTACAATAGAGGATTCAAATGATGCTCTTGCTTTAGGTAGAACACAATTCCTTGGTTGCTTCATGAAAGATTCAACAGGAAGCAATTTCTTAAAAGATGCTGGCATGGAAGCAGAAGGCTCAGCAGCATCTCTTGTTATAGAATTTGGTGCCTTGCCTCAATCAGGAGATACAATCAAGCTTAACGCTGTTGATGAACAAGGTAATCTTAACGGTGACGTTACTTTTACTTTTGGTAACGGCGGAGTTGCAATCGGCGCTTCAGCTGTTGAAGCACTTGCAAATTTAAAAGCAGCAATAGAAGCAGATGGTCAATTAGGCGATAACGGTGACCATAGAATAGACGTTTCAGCTGTTGATGATGTTAATGGTTTAGCCGACGACAATCTTGCAAGAATAACTTTGACATCAGCATTCCCAGTAGCTTTAGATAGTACTAATGACTGTATTGCAAAGTTTAATTTAAATCCTGCAGGCGAAGGTAGCGATCTACTTATAAAAGTAGGTGACAAGACAGCTTCTGTTAAAGACGACACGTTTTCTTTTGCACAAGTAGGTGGAACTGCTGCTTTTGCTGATATTGTTTTAAGCGATCAACCTGCGGCTGGTGGAACTCTTTCAATAACAGCAATTACAAATGATGGTGATGGCACGTTCTCAGATCAGGATGTAGTATACACTTTTAAAGCCAATTTGGCTAATCCTGATGATGCTGCTGAACTTGCATCCGGTCAACAAGTTTCTGGTGTTTATAGAATTGCTAGCAATACAAGCGTTGAAGTCAAGATTGGTAATACTTTTGCAGATACGTCTTCAAACTTAAGAGCAGCATTTAGACGTGTTGCTTCTCAAGTTGGTGATGGTATCAGCACTTCAACTAAACATGAAGGACTTTTTGTTGTTGGCGACTTAGACACTACTTCGTTTAGGCTTACACATGTCTTAAAAGGCGAAGCAAGTAGAAGTAAAAATGACGGTGAAACAGCTCCAATTAGTGTTGATGCAACAAATCTTACTGTTAAAGGTGCTTCTGATATTAATAATACTCTTGATGATACTATTATTAACGATGACACTGATGGTTTCTTTAAGAGTGGATCTGATGGTAGTGCAACAACATTGACAATGAAGCTATCAGACAACCCAAATTCAGGTGACAACTTAGAATTGCAAATGGTAGCTGCTGACGGTAGTATTAAAAAAGATAGTTTTGAGTTTGCTACACCTAATGTTTACTTAAATGGTAATGTAATCGTAGCTTCTTCAATTGCTGCTACTGCAGAATTAGTATATACTGGCAAGCCATTAGATACAGAAACACTTACATTAACAGACGCAAATGACGATTCTCTTGTCTTTGAGATAGATGAAGCAACAGACGACGTCGCTGGCGGAATAATGAGATCACGTCTACCAGCAGCACTTGGTGACGCTCTCGCAGATTCAGGCGCAGATATTGGACAAACAATAACTTTAGAAGATACTGCAGGAACTTCAGAGACATATATTTTAACAGATACAGGAGCCGGTGGCCTTGCTACTGGTGCAGTTGTTGCATTAAATAATGATCTAGGCGATGGTAATTTAGCTGTCCAAGGGCAAGTAGGACATATTGCTGTAGGTGTTGATTTGACTAATGACATATCAAAGCTTGTGCTAATAAGAGCATTGGCAGACGCAATTGCTTCTGCTGAGGGTCATGGTAATACTATTACAATAGAAGAAACAGACGTTGATGGTCAAGGTGGTAATGATAGTATTACCATATTCCAAAGCGTTGGTGATGCTGCTGGTAATACTGCAGTTACAACAGATATTGCGCCTATTGTTGCAATAAACAATACGAGCCTTACTCGAGGTATTGATCGAATTGCTGTAGGCATAAAGAGTGCAGCAGACGCAAATGCTGCAGCTGGTAGTCTTGTAAGCGCTATAAACAACTCAGCTTTAAGAATAACTGCAACAAGAGTAGGAAATGCATCTCCTGTTACATTAACGCAAGATGACGTAGGAACATTAGGCAATGACAAAGATATTGCTGAAACTTTGACAAACTATACAGCAGATGCAACATTTGCGGGTGGTGTAGATGTTATTGCAATAGAGCTAGGAGTTGACAAGCAAGAGACTTTGTATAATATGCGTCGTGCTTTAAGCGCAAACACAACAGCTTTTTCTCAAACTTTGTTATCATCAGCAGTTTCAGATTCAGCTGACAGTATTACGATTTCTATGTTGCAAGAGAAAGGTTCACTTAAATCTGCTTTAACAAATGTAATTAATGTATCTGATGCAGCATTATTTTCAAATCCAGCTGGAGAAATTAAGCTTGGCAACTTTGGCGAAAAGCAAGAAAACTTTAGTGGCGGCGGTGGCGCTGCAACACCAGTAATTCGTGGCGTATTGATGACTCCTCAAGGTGTAAAGGCTGCAATGGACGTTGCTGCTGGACTTGATGATCTCGTAAATTCAGTTGAAGGTAGTGCTCACATAAGATCAGTTGCACATGGTAAAACTTTTGGTGTTACAGCAGGAACGAACTTAACAGGTTATACGATTGGTGAAGTTTCTGAAACGCAAGGTTTCAAGATTATTTTAAATGGTTATTCAAACACCCAGAACCCTGCGGTTTTAAATTGTTCGTTTAATCCTGATTCACCATCATATTTTGCAAAAGTGTTAAACACAGATTCAACAAAGATTGAAGAGTTAGGTCATTATTTATACGCATGGTGGGATGTAAAACCTGCTGTTGCAAGTCCATCCAATGTAGGTTTAAGACATTCAGGTGGACAATTAAGTGCTGAATATGAAAGAATGATTGGTTTCTTAACTGAAGGTGCTTCTGGAAGAGACGGATCTCTTGATGGTAGCAAGCCAAATTATGAAAACTTTGAATCAAAATTCCGAACATCATGTACTCCTTGGATTGTTTCTCAGTTCTACGGTTCTGAAGGTGATCAAGCAGTAAGACCAGCTACAGCAAAAAGTGGTGATTCTTTAAGATTATTTAAACTTCATTCATTGGACGATGGATCTGCAAGTAATAATAAGTTTAGATTGTTAATTTCTAATTTAAGATATGTATCAGACACTGAATATGGTTCGTTTGATATGGCACTTGAGAGTTGGGATTCTGACCCAATTAAGGGCACTCCGCTTGCTGCTTGGAAAAATGCTTCATTAGATCCAATGAGCAATAACTTTGTTGGTCGTTTAGTTGGTGACAAGCATATTTATTTTGACTTTGAAAAAGATGCAGATAAGCAACGGTTAAGAGAAGAAGGTCAATATGCACAAAAAAATCCTTACGTTAGAATTGAACTTTCAGATGGCTTAAAGAAAGGAAATATTCCGGTTGATGCTTTACCAACAGGTTTCCAAGGTCACTCTATTCTTTTCACAAATACATCAGGTAACTTTATTGAGCCTACCGACTTAGTAGAAAGCAAAAGAATATTTACAGATGCTGCCGATAACGTATCTTCAGTATTGTCTACAATGCAGGTTCTTCCAATGGACTATGTTATTTCTATTAATAGACAGCCTATTCAAGATATATTTGAAGCTGATGA